TTTTACATTTGTAATAAACCCGGCATTTGTTGGACTTAAATAAATTGTGTCTCCGTCAACCAAAGTATTTGTAGTAAATGGATGCGTCGCATTTGAGCGAGTGTCTAAATTTTCAATTGTTCCAATAGTAACGCAATTTCCGTCCGAATTATTTGGAATGTCATTTTCTATAACTCCAAATGTTCCGGCGCTTGTACCCTCTGAGCTTGCTATTGACTTAACAAAATTAGGTCGGTTTCCGGTACTTCCTAAAATATAAACAATCGTACCTCTGTAAAGAGTCGATCCTGTCGAATTACGCCCAATAGTCACCATTCTGTCGGCAGTTGTAAGGGTTGGAATATCTAAGGCAGTTATAAAAGGATTGACTCCGTCCTCTCCGTCGTTTATTAAATCGCTTGTATTTGTAACCGCTGCTGGAATTGTCGGTTTGTTTAATATTTCAGCAACGCCACTCGTTGCATTCCAATCGGAATTGACTTGAGGAGTCACGTCGTTAGCCGTAATAAAAGGATTAATTCCGTCCTCTCCGTCATTTGTTAAATCACTTGTTAACGTTGGAATTGACGGCTTATTTTTTATATAGTCCGGCTCCTGGTCGTCGTTTTGATTCCAATCGCTTTGAACTTGCTCTCCTATAATTCGGTTAATATTAACGACGTAATTATTTGGATTTGCAATTATATTGACCTCGTCAACGGCGACTTGTACGTTTATGTCAATTGTCTCAACTACAACCGCCGTATTAACGACGATTTCATTAATTGTGTCTTGTACTATTATATTTACATTATCGCTCATCTATTATCTTGTAATGTCGTCCGTTATTGTAAACAATCCACTTACCCAAGTGTTAACTTCTCCGTTTTCGGTTGTCACTTGAATATCGTATCTATAAATGCAAGCCTCAATATTAATGATTTGCTCATCAATACAAAACTCTCCATTTTCGGGATCAAAAATTGTTATCGTTGGCTCCAAAGCAATAAGCCCTCCAGGTTGTTTTCTAAGTTGGATTTTTACTTCTCCTCCCGTTAAGTCTAACGGAATTTCATTTATTACTATTTGGAAGTCCGTTTGTTTGAAAGTGTCCCCTCTTTTGGTTGTAAAGTTTAATGTCGATGCCATTTGTCAAAAATTTTATTGCCCTCTTAAATAAGCGATTACTTTTCCACCATCCATTGTATCAATTGATAAATCTCCATAAATTGTCATTCCTGTGGCTAGTGAAATTTGAACTTGACTATCTCCAGCTCTAGTTGACAAAATTGTAATTTCACTATTTTCTAATGCCATAATGCTAGAAAACCGTTCGCCTGGTTCTGACTCATCTGTTAAAATTCTAAATCCAAAATCGCCAAACATTGCATTTTGATACTCGTGGTCTGTTCTGATATCTTTACTCATTTTTTTTAATTTTTTTGTTATTGTTTAATTTTAGTATAAATTTTTTTAATTTTTTTATATTTTCCTCTGTTCTTTTGTCTGTCTTTCTCATCTTAATATGGTCTATCTAGCCACCATTTGCCACAAATTAAATTTGAGCGAATTGGATTGACTATATTTGTTGAACTACTAACGTACTCTGGCAAATGAAATCTAGCTAACCAACGGAACATCCTATCTCGGTACATTTCTGATTTTAATCTCATATTATTAACGAGATAATCGACTTCGGTTTTATCAATAGCGATTGAGTTATCCGGTTGCGCCTTAAATATTCCGTTATTGTTAACTTTATAAGCTCCGATTAATAAATATTCAACCGCTGCCGCTGCAATTATAAAAGGTACAATGTAACCCTCGTAAAGAGTTAAATAATCCCCCTCCAAATCGTCGTTTTCAAAGTCTAAGCAAATTTTATTGTATAAAGTTTCCCCTAAAATCTCCTCAAGTCTAGTCCTTTGAGCGTCTGCGATGCACGGAATATATAAATCAATATCAATATTTCCGCCTAAAAGCGTGTTTTTAGTAAGTTCGTTTTCTCTTAAAAGTATTGTCGTCGCCATTATTGTCTATAATTTGGAGTTAATGACCAAAAATTGTTACTCGCTGAGGCAATTTGTGCCACTTCAATCTCATTCTCTTGCCATTTTGCACTTGGTCTGTCTGCCGGATCTAAGTCTAAAATCATTTTTCGAGCCTCGTTTACGCTTATTCTCTCGTTATTTTTACGCAAATATATTTTTCTCATCCAAAAATGGTTACAATTTACCCCACCTTTATAAAGCCAAATTGAATAATTATCCGCTCCGTCTGGTCCTAGTCCCGGATTAACAACTTTTGTCTCAGCGATTGTAATATCCTCCTTGCGATAGGTACGTCCAGCGCTTACCATTTTGCTACAAAATTCTCTCTCAGCTCCCAAACTACCCTCGTATGAATATCGTATCTTAAAAAGCTCCGTGTCTTGTTCGCTTGTTACATTTGGGAAACTTGCAAATGACTTAGCTAAGTTCAAAGTTATTTCGTTAATCTCTAGCTCTTTTGTTACCGGTATTGCGTCAATCTCAATCCATTCATCCTCGTTTAATATTTCGCCCATTTCAATAAGAGCGTCGGCAACTTCTGAAAGTCCGTTATCGTCTTTTGCGCAGCAAATTTGTTGACTTGATAATTGAGTAAGTGCAACCGTTGGAGCCTCTACAATAGTTGTAGTTTCTGTAATTATCGGCTCCTCACTTCTTAGGCTTTCAAATTGTAAGTCCAAAGTAACTCCGTTAACAGCAAAAACCTCCATTAATCCGTCTAAAATAATCTCTTGTTTTGGACGAATAACATTTATCATTAATTCAGCAAAGCCAACTTTTATCTCCTCAGCGTTTGAACTAAAACCGTTTGCCTCTTTTATACCTACTAACATCGGAGACGTTAATTTGTGAGAGGTACAAAGTTGCTGTCTAGCCTCTGCGCTTAAATAAGCATATTGCTGGTGAGCGTCCGATACTTCCAAAGCCGAAATTGTTATCTCGCTATCTTTGTTATCGTTCCAATTTAAAAAGAATGCTCCGGCGTTTTGAGATCCGGTTAAGTGGTTACGTATTTGTCGAGTGTTTTCTTGAATTGTCTCCGCGCTTTCCTGTATTCCACAATTCATATTTATAATATGACCGAATGACAACCCCTTTTGAATGTGATTGATTGAGTAGTTTGAAATCTCCTCCTCCATTTTCGCCCACGAAATTCCTGAGACATAACTTGGATTAGAATAATAAAATTGCCCAACCTGGTAGTCTCTAAAAATGTAAATTTCAGAGCGTTCGTTTAAACCCTCTCCAAAACCAAAAGCGTCAAAGCGTTCCGGCTTATATTTATTTACATTTGAAAAATCATAACTATAATAGTATCCTGTAATGTCTCCCTCTTCATTTGCAACCTCCGGAGCAATCCTTTGTTTTGCAATATGAAAACAGCGTTGTATTTTATTATTGATATATTTTACCTCAATTGATGCCTCTCCAAACATTTCAAAATCTTTGCAAATTTTGCGCAAATCTTTTTTAGAAACTAACGACATAATCGCAGCCCATTCGCTTGGTTTTTTTGCTTTGTCATCCGACGTCAAACCCTTACCATAAATAAATTGACTATAAGAGTCAATTATTGCCGAGTTAGTTGGTGATCCGTTGTAAGCGTCGATAATAGTTTGATAAAAGCTATTTTTATCTCCATTCAAAACCCATTTTTTTCCGGCAACTTCTCGAATTTCGGGACGAATGTAGTTTGATAGGTTTATAATTTGTAATTTCTCCATAAATTTATACTTTTAAAACTCCTTTGTTGAGTTGAAAATTCTCGAGGTCGGTTTGTGCGGTTGCGAATGCTTTGCCTCTATATATCAAAACGTCGTCTTCATTGATTGTAATTTCAAAACTTTGCCCCTCAATTAAAATAGGCTCGTCAAAATCTAATATTAAAACGTTGTTTTGATAAAATGAGCCTAACATTTCAATTTCAAATATAATGTCTCGTAACTCGTCACGTAAAAAAAACGTCAATTCGCCTCCATTATAAGATCGAGGAATGCACTTGAATTGGTAAGGCGCTGTTAAATTAAATATCCACATATTAATATAACTAAAAAAAACGTTTTTGTAACAAAAAAAGCCACCGAAGTGACTTTTTTTTAAACAAACTATGAAAGAAAATTAGGAAACAACCACGTTGCTAACTAAAGCGAATAATGCGCTCTTAGTTGCTGAGTCCAAAAATGGACTTAAATTGCTCTCTTCTCCAGCAATTGTCAAAGTGAAACCTGATAAATCAGCTCCAGCTCCTCCGGTTACTTTTGTGCAATTTGACATCGTTCCGTTAGCTGCACCAACTAAAAGAATATTTCCATTATAATCCTCTACGAAAACGTAAGGACGAGACGCACAAATTAATTGAACCTGAGCTTGTAAGTCAGCCGATAATTTTGGAAGTGTAACCGCTAAAGATTGAGCGTTTAAAAATGTTCCGTTATCTTGTGAACTTGTTCCGGTTTCTGTTAATGTATTTGTTGT